TTTTCATTTCAATAAATGCTTTTTGGATCTTTTCGGCGTGTTCAATTTCATTGTCAATATAATTTGAATGTGACATTTTTAATTCTTCCGGCAATGCCATGATTTTATTATTTTCATCTGTAAAATGCATTTTATATGGATATTTCAAAACAATATAATCACGTGCATAACAGCAACCGTTATCATTCAGTGGCGCTATGTTTATTTCATCACCTAATGAACTATAACCACTAACATAAAATGCAATATTATTGTTTTTGAATTCTTCCCGGATCTTTTCTTTTGTCTTTTCCCCGTATTTTTTCCCGGCATACTTTGCAATAATGTTTTCAATAATTGGCATTGTTTCGGATACAAAAGCAATGCGGAAATTGTCTTTCATGATTTTAACGGAAATTTTTAAAGTTTGCAGCTTGTGTGATTTTTCAATCATTTCATCTGTTGTTTTTTCTTTATAGCTTGCGTTAACAATTTCATTTTCAAGTGTGCTAATAGTTTCGTTTGTTGTTTTAATGCTTTCAATAATTTCATATGTTTTTTTCATGATTTATTTTTCCTTTTCCTTTTCTTTTTCCTTTTGTGTTTTTTGTGTTATTCCTGAAGTAAAAAATTAAGCTAATATATCGCTTAATTTTTCATCATAAATCTTTTTACCTGTATCAACTAAAAATCTTACTTCTCCAGTTTCTTTATCCGGGTATTCATAACCGATAACGAAACGGAAACAATTATGGCTTAAAATCTTTATGCCTGTACCATTGCGCCATACCATATTTGAAACGCAATTTCTGAATGCTTTTTCCTTTTTTTCGCTTGTGCTTTTATAAACGTGTCTTAATTCTGTATCGCTGGATAACTGAAAACGTCTGTAATTGTAAAGCATTGTTTCTTTTGTCCTTTTGTTCATTTTTTTCTTCTTTCCGGCATGTTACAATGTTTATGCCTTTTTTATATATGAGTGATAAAGGCAATAAAACCGGGTGACACTTGGAATAAATACCCGGTTTTTTATTGCGTGATATCCTGTTTTATAACAGGTATCAAACAATAATTATTTATTGTCTGATATCCGTTAAAAACGGATAGTAAGTTATATTCGTGCAATGCTTTTCAACCATTACAATGCATGCGCTATGGTATACTCACTTTTCGGCCTAGCGCTCATGGTAGCACGGATACGTGATAACGGATATCACCCGGGAACTATGTTCCTTACACTTATTATTATAATGATATAAAAGTATAATGCAAGTGTTTTGTATAATTTTTTAAAATTATTTTTCCGGTTATATATTATTTATATATTATAGTATTCTTTGTTCTATATATAAGATAATAACCATTATTGTATTATGACGTTATACGCTGTTTTTGGCTGTTCTGAGCATGATATAAAACAGGCATGATGAAATAACCATAAATAAACGATAATTGGAATATGATACTTGTGTGCGCTGCAGCGTTTCCAAGTGTAACGGGAATATGGAATGATAACATGGTATAAAGGAAGATCCGGGATATTATCTTTTTTCTTCTGTTCTTCTGATATCGGATATATATGTATTTGTTTTCTGTATTAGCTGGAATATGTTTTATTTTTATCTGTTGTCTTTATTATTAGTTATATTTCAGTATGATTTATTTAATAAGTATATATAGGTGGCATAAGTCAAACATTATGAGATCCATAAGTTTTTATTTATGCGCTGTTCTCCTGGATCTTGTTATGCTTTCATTGGAATAATAACAGGGTATTTATACATGTTTATGCCTGTTTTGTGTTGTTTTGTTTCGTTTTCTGTTAAGTTTACGAAAACCATACAAAATGACACTTTTGATACCTGTTTATTAGTGTTTGATACTGTTTATTATTGCCTGTTTTGCATCTCTATCGGCCAGGATCGCTTTACAAGTGTAGACCGGGGCGGGGGTATATCAGGGGACACCACCAGGGCCGGGTTAAACCCCCATATAGCGACCGAAAATAAAAAGGGTTGACATCCTCATTTAAAGGTATATACTTAAAACAGGATAAGGAGAATAGTTATGTTGAAAGATACGTTCAGAGAGATTATGAATAAGCAGGGAGTCGGAATTGCTGTTCTTGGAAGAAGGATGGGAGTAACGATGATAAAGGCGAACAACAGGCTGAGCAATGCGAACATGACGATCAGGATCATGAGCGAACTGTGCAAGGCATTGGACTATAAGGTAGTGCTTATGCCTGTCAGCAAGAAAGTACCTGCGGACTGCTACGACATTACGATGTATGCGCAGGAAGAAGGGAAGGAATAAGATGATCTACGGATATGCGAGAGTGTCTACTAAAGGACAGGCGAAGGATGGGAATTCGCTGGAGTATCAGGAGAATGTGCTGAGAGAGCAGGGAGCAGAAGTTATCTACAAGGAAGCGTACACAGGGACGAAGAAGAGCAGACCAGAGTTGGACAAGTGTATCGCTGCAATGCAAGAGGGAGATATGCTTATCGTTACGAAGCTGGACAGGTTTGCGAGATCGGTTAAGAACGGCTTGGAGATTGCGGATATGATTGCAGGAAAGGGATGCACACTAAAGGTGCTTAATATGGGAAGCCTTGGGATCTTCGACAATACACCTTCCGGGAAGATGATGCGAACTGTTATGCTTGCTTTCTCAGAGTTTGAGAGGGATATGATAGTGCAGAGGACAAACGAAGGGAAAGAGATTGCGAAAGCTGTTAAGGGCGATGCGTACAAAGAAGGCAGGAAGCCTGTATCGGAAGAGATTATTCGGAAGATCCAAGAGGGAGTGCCTTACACAGAATTAGGGATCTCTCAGACGTCTTGGTACAAGTACAGAAAGGCGGTTATGAACTAATATGACAGTACAGTATCCACTGATGCGTATCAGATGGCTAGATGCGCTGTGGAACACCCCAGAAGAAAAACTCGATTACTACGTATATGTGTGGTACATGAAAACACCTGGGATTGAAGAGGATCAGCCGTTCTACGTTGGCTCATCTCACAGGGAAAACAGATGGAAACAGCGTTCTGGAAGGAACAGAGGATTTCAAAAGGTTGCCATGCATCACGAAATATACAGTAAGAAAGTGTATATGAGTCTGACTGAAGAACTAGCAGGATGGATGGAAATGCAACTGAAGGAGCTGCTCGTGAGTTTAGGCTATCAGATAATGGATGGCGAACATTATGCAGACCAGAAATACAGATGGGTAAAGGCGGCGAAAAAAGAAAAAAGAGACACCGACCCAAGTTATCGTGAGGGGAGACCGTCTTTATCGCCTGAGGTTGTCGAAAAGATCATGCAGGGTATCGGTTGGGAAGAACTAGGTATTAGCAAAAGCACATGGTATAAGTACCGAAGGATGAACAAAAATTAAAAATTCAGACCCGTCAAAAGTGCCGGGGGAAACAAAAAAGGATGTCCAAAGGGGCAGGAAGAGAAAATCTTTCTGCTCTTTATTTGTTAAGGAGAAGAAATATGTCGATAGACTACAACGAATTACTTAAGAAGATTGTTGCGAAGATAAAGGAAGATCCGAGGGAGTACAGGGGGTATTTCGATGCCGTAGACTGCCTTGTCAAATGGAGCAAGGAAGATGTCAAGACACCGTATGCATACGCTGAGACGGTGCTTAAAATGCTTAACAAGGCTATGTCTGTATTGGTTAAGGAGAAGGAGTACCGGGATGCAGAACAGTTCCGTCAGCTTCGGTATGCATTGCTTAAATGGTCTGCCCCTAAGAACTTCGACCATTATATGCAGGCTCTGGAGTACGACAGACCCGTCCAGGAGCGGTTTTATTATCCGAGAAGAAATATATTGCTTCCGCACGTTAAGGCTCTCCAGAGGCTTGCGGACGATCAATTAGACGAACTGTTTCTTTCTCAGCCACCGAGAACAGGGAAGAGTACATTGGTAACGTTCTTTTATACATGGATAATCGGAAGAAACCCGGAATTGTCGAATCTGTATGTATCTTATTCGGATTCGCTTGCATCTGCGTTCTATTCGGGCATGTTGGAGATTATGCAGGATAAGGATACGTATAAGTGGGCGGATATATTCGAGACACGTAAGATTGCTACTACGAATGCGAAAAACAGCACGTTCGATGTCGATAGAGCGAAGAAGTATCATTCCTTCACTGCCAGGTCGCTTTACGGTTCATTAAACGGATCTACGGACTGTACAGGCATATTGTGCGGAGATGACCTTCTCAGTGGTATCGAAGAGGCTTTGAACCCGGACAGACTTGCTACTGCATGGGCGCATGTCGATAACAACATGCTTACACGTGCAAAGCAGGGGGCAAAGGTGCTGTGGATAGGTACGAGATGGAGTATTGCAGACCCTATCGGAAAGAGATTAGATTTGCTGCAGTCAGATCCTAAGTTTGCAACGAGAAGGTTTGAGGTTATCAACATTCCTGCGCTTAACGAGAACGATGAGAGCAACTTTATATATAAGTACAATGTCGGTTTCGATACAACATACTTTCAGCAGAGACGTGCTTCCTTCGAAGCAGGAAACGACCTTGCTTCATGGTCTGCACAGTATCAGGGCGAACCGATAGAGAGAGAAGGAACGCTGTTCGAACCAGACGGGATGCTTTATTACAACGGAGATTTGCCAGACAGGAAACCAGACAGAGTGTTTACTGCGGTAGACCCTGCGTTCGGCGGTGGAGACTATACTGCTGCACCGATTGTCTATCAGTACGGCAGAAACGAGTTTTATGTTGTCGATGTCATTTATAACAACGGGGAAAAGAACATTACCCAGCCGTTATTAGCAAGTAAGGCAAAGAAATGGGGATTACAGGCAATGCAGGTAGAAGCTACCAAGGCTACACGACCTTATGTCGAAGGTATACAGGAAGAAGTCGATAAGCTGGAATATCATTTAACGATAATGACGAGATCCGCACCTACGCATGTTGCAAAGGAACAGAGGATATACGACAAGGCATCGGATATACGGACGTACTTTTATTTTTTAGATACCGCACACAGGACAAAAGAATACAATCTGTTCATGCAGAATATGTTCAGTTTTAAACTTACCGGGAAGAACAAACACGATGATGCCCCCGATAGTATGGCAATGACTGCTGAAATGGCATTCCGAAACTTCGATGCGAAGGTAGAAATTATGCCAAGACCGTTTTAGCCAAGAAAAAACCATTGATTTTATCTGCTACTATGTGTCAGTATTTGCGTGGCTCTCAGTTGTTGATCTATCTGTAGTCATGACATCCATCCTTTCTTACGGTAACAGGCGGTGCTGTGTCTGTTACCACTTTTTTATTGTCTTAAAATGACACTAAAGTGTCATAAAAGTGCAATTTAGCCGGGATTTGCCCTTGAAAAAGTGTCATTTTGCATGTATTTTGAAACCAAAGAGGTCTACACACATAGACAGGAAGGAGCATCCATGGCGGAAACTAATACTTCGGGAAGCGTTTATACAAGTGGAAACATGCCTGGATATCCTTCCAAGAAAACGTTGCAGGGAAGACGGGAGATCTTCACCTCAGAAGAATTCATTACAAGAGAAAACGTTGTCGAGGTTCTTAACAGGACAATGCACACGCACAATATCAACTCTGCCGAGATCGAATACCTTTACCGCTATTACAAGGGTGTTCAGCCGATTCTCGCAAGAGTTAAGGAAGTACGACCTGATATCAACAACAAGATTGTTGTCAACACGGCAAACGAGATTGTAGCGTTCAAGACAGGGTATCTGTTCGGTGATCCTGTTGTCTACGCAGGACGTGCAGAGGACGATTGTGCAGATGCAATCCAGGAATTGAACAAATATATGTCTTCCATCGATAAAGAAGCACAGGATGCCGAATTAGCCTTGTGGATGCATGTCTGCGGTATCGGCTACAGAATGTGCATGCCGAATACGGAAGCAATGGAAGACGATGATTCACCGTTCGAGCTTTATACACTCGACCCAAGAACCACGTACATTGTCAAACATTCAGGTCTGGAAAAGAAACCTGTTATGGCGGTTATGTATGTCGATGCCCCGGACGAGTTAGGGAACGTTACGAAACTGTATTCCGTTTACACGAAAGACAGATACTTCCTTATCCAGAACGACAGAGTTATCGAAGAAAAAGTCAATCTTCTCGGTATCCCTGTTGTCGAATATCCGTTAAATCTGCCGAGGATGGGCGCATTCGAAGCGGTCATGCCACTGCTCGATGCACAGAACGAACTTGCTTCAAACCGTATGGATTCTGTTGCGCAGTTCGTACAGGCATTGATCCTTTTCCACAACGTAGATATAGATGCAGACGGTGTTGCAAAACTGCAGGCACTCGGTGCGATTAAGTACAAGGATGTCGATCCTACGATGCAGGGAGAAGTCAAGTACATCACTGCAGAGTTAAACCAGGAAGGATCTCATACCTTAAAGGAAGACCTGTACGAAAGTGTATTGATTATCTGCGGTATGCCGAATCGGAACACAGGCAACGGAGATAACGGAATTGCTGTCGTGTACAGAGACGGATGGAGCGCAGCAGAGACACGTGCAAAGGATACGGTGAAATGGTTCACCCGTTCCGAGAAGAACATGCTTCGGATTGCATTGAAGATTTGCCGGGAGAAGAATGCGCTGGATATTCATCTGTCAAATGTTGAAATCAAGTTTACACGCATGAATTCCGAAAACAGCGCAACAAAGGCAACGGTACTTACGACAATGCTCAGCAACGAAAAGATTGCACCGAGACTTGCATTCGTACACAGCGGTATGTTCTCAGACCCGGAAGCTGCTTGGGCAGAATCTGAGAAGTATTACAACGAACACAAAGAGGAAACAGTAAAAAATGCCGAAGGATCTGACACTGACACAGGAAATGATACAGGCAATCGAGACACTGCTGAAGAAGGGTAAGATTGCAGAAGTAAAGGTAGAGCATGGAAAGCCATGCATTATCGAGATTGACAGGAAAAAGGTCAATCTTAAAAGCGAATAAAGATCCTTCCCAGGAGGGGAAAGGATAGTCCAAAGGGACTGATGAAGGAAAGGAATGTACTTTGTCAGTCCCTTTTTACATAAGAAGGAGTTCGAGAAATGGCTGCACTGAAATTCGATGAACTTCACCGCTTGTCGAAACAAATCTACGAAGAAACGGAAGATTTGCCGAAAGAGGAGAAGAAAAAGAAAGCCTATGACGAAATCCTTGAACTTCTGATTATGGCTTACGTCTTCGGTTGGGATCGTGTTGACCCCGACAGCGAAGCAAACACGGATTCGATGTACGAAGCAATCTTCTATCTCATCGATGGAAAGACATTCAGAGATCGAATCAACGAACACATAGACAACGGTGATTGGGAACGGGAAGTCATACAGAGACTTGTCGAAACCGAATATCACCGTGTCGAAGAAACAGGGGCGTTCGATTCTGCGAAGAACTACGAGCGCATGACAGGCA